TAGCAGTTTGATCAATAGCGTCAAGACTGATACCTTCACCGCTGGCAATGTGGAATCCCATGCCCACACGGATTGTTGTATCGGCTCTGTCAAATACTATGCCACCATCTTGCGGTAAAGTTAAATCGCCGTTAGACTCAAATGACCAAGTGCGTTCGTTATTGTCATAATCTGTGATAATTGTAACAGGATCAGTTGTGGATCTATTACGTATAGAGACAACATCATTACCGGTAATTCTTACATCGTCGTAGACGTTGACTGTAAAGTCAAGTCCATTGAGTTCTGCGTAGTTTGTTCTAAGTGTATAGTTAGTTATGTTTATTTCAACAATGTTAATTGGACCACCTGATTCAGGTGCTTCCACAACTCCAAATACTACCGCACCAATAGCAGGTGTCATCCCAGTAGAGGTTACAGTATAATAATTTGTTCCATCATATAACTGAATATTACTGTTTGAATTTGAATTTGAAATTGCGTTATACATTTCTGGTGTTGCATCAATGATAAAAACTTGATATCCACCATTTCCATCACTTTGCCAAGCCGCACTGCTAAATCCAAGAGTAGTATTAAACGTAAAGAACCCAGTTTCTTGTAGAGCCTGAGTCTGCATCCTTACGTTTCCACTGTTATCTCTAACTCTTAAGTAATTTTTTTCACCGCCTAAGAATAACTCGGCATCGCTATCATCTTGTGGACCACCTGCACGAATGTGAATATGATTTGGACCAGTTGGATCAACGACGAGATATTGATCATTATTATATAAACTATTATCAGGTACAAGTTCTAGTGTTGAGTATCCGTTACCATCACCGCTTGCTGTACCATCACCAATAATTTTGACACCGTCAAATGTGACATCGCCTGTGTTACCGCCACCACCTAAAACACTATTTCCTGTGCTATCTAAAATATCTCCGCCCGGAGGCAGTTGTAGTTTACCATCGTCACGGAATTCAAAAATTTCTTCGCCTTCGCCTGTGTTGGTAACAACTTGAACACCACCTCGGCCAAACACCTGTACAATACTTGTGGCATCACCTTTGTTGTAAATCTGTAAAGCATTACCTTCTTCTTGATTTGACACGCTAGGAATACTGATATAGGCATTGCTTTCACCGCCTGGATCAAGATAAAGATTATAGTTGCCCCAACTATTGCTGTCTGCACCTTGTGTTCCTAATGTGCTACTTTCAATTTTAAGATTGCCAAAGTTCGCATTGCTAATATTGTCAGTAGCATCACTATCTTCTGGATCTTCTGCTTCGTCATCTTCGCCAGGATTAATAACTTTTGTAGCAACAAACTTACCGTTGACGTTGGTAAGTTTAATGTCGTCTAAATAGATACTGCCGCCTGCGGTATAAACGTGACGCCATTGTTTATCCGGAGCGCCAAGGTCTCTTGTGTTGTCAGCGTCAGGAACAATGTTTGTAGCCACTGCGCTAAAATCAGTAACTTTGTCGTCAAAGTAGGCCAAACTGTTCCAAGCAGTAGTGCCGTTACCTATTTTAATCTTGTTGTTGGTTAGATCTATACCAACTTCACCTTGACCCAGCGTTGGATTTGATGCAGACCATGCTGCTGCTGTATCTCTTCTTAATTGTATTTTACGTGCCATTATGCTCCGCCTCCGTCTATTGAACGTTCGTCATCGAATACTGTGGAGGCTGCTCCTCCGTCAAAATCTTGTGCTACAGTGAGATTAAACTTGTTTGTAACATCATTATACTCTACTGTTATGCCTTCATGGTCGCCATTTATAAACATTTCAGCAGCATAATCTTGTGCTAGTTCAGTTAATTCTGTAACTCCTGTCAAGTTATACAATTCTGTAAAATTAGCATTAACTTTTGCAAATGCTGTTCTGATAGGGTCACCGTTTTTAGCATTTGCTGCGGTACCTAAGTCGATAGTTAATTTAGCCATGGGAGTCCTATATCTTATTATTAGTATTTATCGGAACCGATAAATATAATATTATGCCACGTTTATCACTTTACCGCCCAGAAAAAGGCAACGATTATAAATTTCTAGACCGCTCAATCAGCGAAATGTATCAGGTTGGCGGAGTAGAACTGTATGTACACAAATATCTCGGACCTAAAAATCCCAGCGATGAAGATGCTACTGCTGATCAACCTCAATATGACGCAGTAAAAGAAACAAATATACAGGATTTATTATTTTTAGAAAACCGTGATAGAACATACGATCCTAGCATTTATAGAATACGCGGTGTGTACAACGTGCAAGATCTTGACTTTAACCTAAGTCAATTTGGTCTTTTTATCGACAACGATACACTGTACATGACGGTGCATATTAATGATTTTATTCGAACTATTGGACGCAAACCGTTAAGCGGAGATGTAATAGAAGTGCCTAATGTTCGAGACGATTTTGCATTGAACGAGTTTGATGTAGGATTACCCAAGTACTTTGTTATTACTGATGTAGGTCGTGCTGCTGAAGGATTTTCAGCAACTTGGTATCCGCATTTATATAGATTAAAACTTAATAAAATCAGTGATAGCCAACAATACAAAGACATTTTTGCTCAGAAAATTGTTGACCCTGTTACTGGCGAAGAAACAGATAGAACTCTAAAAGACATTCTTTCTTCTGCACAAAAAGCACTGGATATTAATGATTCTTTAATACAACAAGCTGAAGCAGATGCGCCAAAAAGCGGCTATGAAACTCAGCAGTTTTATACTTTAGCAGTTGATGACCAGGGCAATGCTGCTCTTCAAACTGTAGATCAAAATATAGCTGATGCCAGTTATGAAGGATTAGGACTTAATGCTGCAAGACAAGATGCTAGACCTAAAAGAACAGGATATTCCGGCTATCTAGTAGGTGACGGTGTTCCTGAAAATGGCGCTGCATTCGGGCATGGAATAACTTTTCCTAACTATGCCATAGATGGTGATTATTTTTTACGTACAGACTTTTTACCTAACAGACTATTCCGCTTTGATGGAATCCGCTGGGTCAAGCGTGAAGATGATGTAAGAATGACTATGACTCCAACTGAGAATAGGATGACACAGAAAGGTTCATTTATCAACAATGCTAATCAAACTGGTGTTGATCTATTACTTACTGATATTACTACTTCTACAACTAATGAGATTGTTACCACAATTAATTTTGTTAGCGGTATGTATGCAGAAGTTGCACTTGCTGACAGTCCTTATATCAAAGCTCAAGTTACGGCTAATGGCTTAGGAAAAGCAGTTATTGACTTAACTGAAGACTATGCTGTAGGTTCTAAAGTTGAATATAGACTATATAGATCTTCTACTGCTGAAAAAGTTGCACTAAGTAAGGCATTGAAAAAGAAACCTGGGGCTGATTTATAATGACAACTTATTTTTATGACGGACAGATTCGCCGTTACTTGTTACAAATTATTAGATTAATGAGTAACTTTAGTGTTCGTTACGGAGACGGGACACTAGTTAGGATACCTGTAATCTATGGAGACCCTGATAGACAAGTAGCTAATATTCTAAATCAAAATAGTGATAATGCTGTGCAAAGCGCACCTCGTATTGCAGTCTATCTTAGTGAACTAGAACTAGACACTAGTAGAATTGGAGACAGCAGTTATGTAGGTAAAGTTCATGTAAGAGAACGTGCCTATGACGAAGAAACTAACAGCTATCAAAATGTTCAAGGTAACAACTATACTATCGAAAGATTGATGCCTACGCCTTATAAGTTAACTATTAAAGTTGATATATGGACCACAAGCAATGATCAAAAATTGCAAGTTCTTGAACAAATATTGATGTTGTTTAATCCCAGTCTTGAAATACAGACTACTGACAACTACATTGATTGGACTAGTTTAAGTGTTGTAGACTTGACTGGCGTAGCACTGAGTTCTAGAACAGTGCCAACTGGTACTGCTACTGATATTGATATAGCTACGTTAACTTTACAAACCCCTATTTGGATAAGTCCGCCTGCTAAAGTTAAAAAATTAGGGATTATTACTCAGATTATTTCTAATATCTTTACTGAAAAATCTACGCCTCTCGGAGGTTACGTAGAAGGCCTAGGAGTAGATCCAACAGGTAACGAATCGTATCCTCAAACTCAACTAACATCTTTTATAGTTTCTCCGGGTAACTACGATATAGAAGTTATGTCAGACACTGCTAGATTAATAGGATTTGACAGTGAGTATCCCAGCTGGGAACATATTATTAAAAAGTATACTGGAACTTATCGTGCAGGTCTAAGTAAAATTTATATTACACTAGACAACGGTAACAAAGTTGTTGGTTACTTTAGTCTAAATCCGTTAGATGATGTTTCTATATCTATTAACTGGGATGCTGATACTTATCCCAGTAATACACAATTAACAACTAACAATCGTGCCAGTGAAGGTACGTTTGATGCTATTATTGATCCTAAGAAAACAGGACCAAATGATCCTAAATTACCTTCACTAGCTGCTGGTTCTAGATATTTGATTGTTGACAATATTGGCGGAGGCATTAGAGAAACAGTTACATCTGAAGATAGTATTCAACGTATTAATACAGATGTATTGTATAACAAAATTGTTGATTCTTACACTCGCGTATTTGTTGACGGTACGCCTGTTACATTTAGTTCTCCTGTACCTAACAACACAGAAACAGGAAACTATATCATAGTTCTTGATACACCTGCACCAGCGAATAGTGAAATCAGTTACGAACTTTATAAAAACGATGACGGGCCAGACGCATGGAAAAACTTAGATGGCAGCGATTTTATTGCTGAAGAAAATGATGTTATTGAATGGAACGGTAACAAATGGTCTGTTGTTTTTAGTGCTGATGAAAACAAAGATCAGATAATATATTTGACAAACATCTTTACAAACACTCAATATGCATGGAATGGTGTAAGTTGGGGCAAGAGTTTTGAAGGTGTTTACAGAAAAGGAAAATGGCATCTTGAACTCTAAAGACAGGATAGTTTGTAGTGGTGCTGTGTTTTACAGCAAAGCTACACGCAGATTATTATTGTTACAAAAAGCTAGAGGTAAGCATCAAGGAACTTGGGGACTAGTTGGAGGTACTAACGAGTTTCAAGAAACACCTTGGGAAGGTCTTAAAAGAGAAATACAAGAAGAAATAGGATCTATTCCTAAAATTCTTAAAACTATTCCTTTAGAAACATTTGTTAGCAATGACAGCGTATTTCATTTTCACACATACTTGTGTGTAGTTGAGCAAGAGTTTATTCCCGTACTTAGTGATGAACACATAGCCTATGCATGGACTACAGTAGACTTTGCACCAAAACCTTTACATCAAGGATTGCGTAATAGTTTTGGCAGCAAAGTTATTAGAAATAAACTTGAAACAGTATTTGATGTAATAAGTTTAATTTAAGCAAATGTAGCGTTAACGGTGTACCATTGAGTTGTACTAAATGCAATAAATTCTAGCGTAACTCCGCTGTTTAATGTAAATGCTACGTTATTACCAGCAGTATTAATTTGAGCTCCTACGTTTGGGTAAACTCTTAATGCACTAGCTCCGCCATTTCTCACTATAATTCTTGTGCCTAGTGTAGGAGCCGGAAATCTTACTCCAGTGTTTGCTGAGACTGTTGTTACGTGATTAATAGAACTAGTCAAGAGTGTTGCATCAGCTTGAGTAGTTCCTGCTGCTGTTACAGTTGGACTAAGACCAAATGCAACAAAGCCCCCAATATTTACGTTGCCGTTAAAAGTACATGCTGTACTAGTTGTTGCGCCCCTAGCTGTAACAGTTGCTAATGTGTCGGCTTCAGCCGTTAAAAATCCAGAAGGTGAACCTCGTGTAACTGTTTGTACATGACCATAAGTATCAAAAGTAATACCAGTAACAAACTGGTTAGTTGCTGCTGCAACATCTGAAACAGTCGATGTATCAGCGTGATTTATAGTAACTGCACCGGTAGCAGCTGAAACTATAATAGCATTTCCAGATACTGCACTTGTTACACCACTGTTTGTAATAGTTGCGGTAGAACCTTCACCTGCTGTATGACTTATACTAATACCAGTTCCTGCACTAACATCTGCCATGTAGTTACCAGTAGTATCTGTACCTAATGCTACACTGTTTGCTGCAATAGTTGTAGCTACTGATACTGTGCCACTGGCTAAATCTGTTAACGTTGTATTTGCTGTACCAGTTACGTCTCCTGTTAGAGTAACAGTAACTACCGGATCGGGTTTGTTTGTTACATTTGTCCAATCTAAATAATATGTGCCATTTTGACCATCTAACAAATCAGCGTTTAGGTTTGTAACTAATGTTGTGCTAGCAACAGTTAACGGAGCAGTTCCTGTAGCTACTGTTGATACTAGTGCAGGCGCTGAAATATTAACATTACCGGTCCAGTGACCTGTAGAACTTATCCAATTAAAAGTTTTATCAGTTGTGCCTTTAAGAGTAATACCACCGCCGTCAGCAGTAAAATCAGTTGCACCGCTAAATGTTAATATTGCTCCAGCTGCACTGCCAGTACCAGTTAGTGCTTGGTTAACAGTAATTTGTGTGGCACTGTTTACTGAAACTACACGAAGTCCTGCAGGAATTCCTACTGTTCCAACTCCTGACGCTGCCACTATAGCCGATCCTGGAATAATATTAGCAGTACTTGAAAGAGCAGTAATTATTGCTGAACCAGCAGTTATTGTTGCTGTTGCGTTAAAATTTCCCGAGCCTGTTGCGCCAAGTTCAATATTTTTATCGTCAACGCTTAGGGTATTTGAGTTAACTGTAGTAGTTGTTCCGTTAACTGTTAAATTTCCGTTGATAACAATATCTCCAGGAACATCTAAACCAAATTCATTTAATGTTAATACAGTAGAAAGT